ATAAATTAAAAGATTTAATACCTATTCAGATACTATTAAGGAAATCGTTGAATAAATCCAACTTTTTCTCATCAAGTTGCTTTTGTGTAGCAAGGGTGTTAATTTGCTTGTATGTTTTTTCTGCAAACTTCTCACGAAGAATGCCACCATCCCATACCCAGTCTTTACCTTCCATGATTCCTTCAACAAAGGCATCGGGGGCAGAAGGATCAGCAACGATGTCAGCAGCAGTTGCTAACATAAAGTCGTCACCGACAACATTGACACCTTCGCGTGTCATTTTCAAAGAACCAATACCTCTAGAGGAAACTCCGAGTTTAACACCTTCATCAATGAGAGATCCTGCAATCTTACCCATGGGAGTATTCAGGATCTTTGCTTTACCAATAAAGTTAGAACCAGACTCTTTCAGAGAAACAATCTTATGAGATACACGATCTAAGTTGACGGTAGGACCATCAGGATGTCCGAGTTCGCCAAGTGCTCTACCTGCCTGAACATGGTTTTCGTTGTATCTACCAACTTCGCGACGAAGTGTCTCCATGGGATACATTCTACCGTTACGGTTTTTGATGTTTCCCTGAAGGAATACTCCCTCAATATAAAGTTGTTTTTTACCGCCTTTTGATTCGACAATGAATTCGACGGATTCGATTTCCTCTCTGATAAGTTTCATCAGGCTTGTCCGGTGATTTGTACTTGTTGAACGAAGAGTGACCCAGCATCTCCAGTTGTGACTGACGCCACTTTAACTGAGTTGAATAAAGTAGCATCTTGGTCAGAAAAGTCTGTAGAAATTCCACTTGTGTCAGCAGAAACTACGAGTCTAGTTTGATGGAATCCATCGAAACTAGCAGTTTGGTCAACAGAGTCAACACCAACGTGACTAATAACCGTTGACCAGTTACTATCTGCATTATCTGCTTCGAGAGTAACGCAGTTGCCAACGGCAAAAGGCATTTGAGTTCCTTCAGGACAGGTAATGCGTGTCTTGCCACCTGATAAAGACTCAATACTGAAGACCTTTTGCGATGCTTTAGTAAGTGCTAAAGTAGCAGCAGAACCATCAGCAATAAAATATTCAGTTTGGGTACAAGTTGTTCCAGTGCCAATTGCTACATGAGCATCAACACCTCTCGTGTTAATACGAATGTTATTCGACTTAACAGTGATAGCATCACTAGCACCACCAGCACCAGAAACTGTTACACTTTGACCAGCACCAACTGTACGATGTGCCATTATTCAGACTCCTCTTCGGTTTCGTCTTCGGTTTCTAACTCATCGGTGACTTCCAGAGTTTCCTCTTCGTCATCTACTTCAATGTCTTCACCGTCAAAAACAGCATTTGCTATTGAAGGACGAAATGCATCAATCCTTTCAGCAGACTTAGCAAAAAGAATATCCTTGATCTTGTCGCTGATCTGCGACGGTGATTCATCGGATATCATCATATCCATAAGCTCATCCATGTGAATAGTCAATACCTACTATGTTTTATTTATATCTCCCCACCCTTGGGTAGTTCAGGTGCTTCAGTTGCTGAACCATCTGTTTCTGGTTCCATAACTGGTTTCCCTAAGTCATCATTCGCTTCGGGTTGAAGAGGTTGACCCGTTTCTGGGTCAACGGTTGCAGGATCAGGGATAATACCTGCCTTTATTTCCTTTTCAATGAGTTCATCCTGCTCCAAGATCTCTTGATCAGTCTGACGGAGAACCTTTCTTCTCAAGTAATCTTGAGAGTAATACTTACCAACGTAAGGTTCTGCTGCCTGAGCAAGAGTGAGTCTTTCATTCATCAACTCTGCTTCTTTCAGTTCAGCGAAGTGGTTGTCATACAGGAAGTCATATTGAATGAACTCACCCATGATGTCCCAATCTTCGGGGGTGATGATGTTCTTAAGTAGAAGTTGAGTTCTCAGCATATCGTGGAACATGCGTGAGAATCTCTTTCTCAAACGACCAACAAACTTACTGAACTTGACTTCATCTCTTAGGATTTCAGAAGATCTCCCCAGGTTAAACCCACCATCTCCTTCAATTCTGGAGATAGGAACATTAAGCGACTTGTAGAGTTTCTTTTTAAAATATTCAATATCAGTGATTTCACCCAGGTTTTGTCCGCCAGGGAGAGTGGAGATTTCGGTTCCTCTTCCACCCTCACGCCTGGGAAGCCAGAAGTCCTCAAGCATTGACATGTATTTTTTGTCATCACGAATCTCTCCAGTGTTGGCGTCATATACGAGTTTGTTGCGATATCTATTCATAACATCGCGCAGATATTGTTCTGCCTTAACTTTAGGCAGATTACCTACATCGATGTAGAAGATTCTACGCTCTGGTGCTCTTGACAGTCTGTAAATAACCAGACTATCCTCAATCATTCTAAGTTGATTGAGTGACTTGATTGCTTTGTGAAGATACGAAAGAGTTGATCCTTTGTTACGATCTACCAGACCAGAGGAACAATAGGTGATGGAATCTTTTGCCATCTTGATTCCTGCTGAACCACCCATTGCTCCTGGGTTTCCAGTAGGATATCCTGACTTAGGGTTGTAGAGGAAATACTCCTCAATTTCAGGAAACTCATAATCCATTGGATTATCAGATGCCTTACCGAGGTTGCTTAACCTTACCTGATCGTTTGGTTTTTTCTTTTGTTGGCGTATATAACGCATTTTCATTGCGTCAATATAACGCAATTCTTGAATACCCTCTTGAGGGTTCTTCATATCAATGACTTTATGATAATAAAGTCTGCCGTCAATGTACCAATTCCTATAGATTTCGTGCGCTTTTTTATCAAAGTCTAATAACGAAAGGATGTATTTAAACTCTTCTCTAATCTTTTTCTTGATGCCATCACTAGCATTCAAGTTTGAAAGTTCTATTTCTACTGGAGACTCGTTGGTGTCAGCAACAATTGCTTCGTTTACAATGTCTTCAATGGCACTGTCACATTCAGGATGAAGTGACATTTCACGATATCGTTTGATGAGATCAAACTCAGTTTTGTATACACCTTCGATATCAACATAAGAACCAAAAAACCCACTAGTCAAATAGTGGTCAACCCCGTCCTCATTGTTCTGAGGAACGGGGGACACTACACTAGGTGGAGTCTTATCGGTGTCCTCAATCGAGAACCCAAATAACTTTGCCATGACTATCTAACAGTCCTTTTATTGGACTATTTATCGGGTCACAAGATTGCGTTGATCAGAAGGACCACCGTTAGTGCTGTTAGTACCAGCAACCCAGTACTGAACTTGGAAGGTTACGGAGAACTCTTCAATAGTATCAGTGGTGTCGTAAGACAGTCCGATCTCAGAAACCTCAGTGGGGAAAATATCACTGAAGTAGTAAGTTCTGAGAGGAGTTACGTCTGCACGTCCGGCGCTTCCATCGCCACCACCAGAGTTGGTGGTTGCATTTCTTCCTTGGTTTGCACCTCTACCAAGTTGATGAACAACCGCATTACCCATGTAAGATCCAGGAGCAGTTGCACCAGAACCATCGCTGAGCTTGTTGATACCGTTCATCCACTGCTCAAACTTACTTCTAAGTCTGAAGTTTTCATCATTGATGATGGTGATGTTCCAAGTATCAAAGGTTCTGTCTCCAGCAACCTTCAGTGTTCTACCTCTGAAAGGAATTTCAATGGGAGTAATGTTGGAAGCAGGAAGTGCTGCTGCCTTGCAAAGGAACTGAAATTCTTCCTTAGCATCATTACCGAAGTCACCCATATTCTCACTACCAGGCCAACCGGTAATGTCAACCTCAAAGAGATTAGGACGGGCACCGCCCCCTCTGAGGGCGGATTTGAAGTTAGTGATCGTTCTTAAGTTTGCCATTAGTTGTTGCCTCCTTGTTTATTTAATAGTATTATCAAACTCTGCCTGTAACTTCTTCAAATGCAACACCAGTACGTGTGGCAACAAATGTAAGGGTGACATAGTTAATAGACTTAGTGGGTTTCAGGAAGATATCTGCCCGGAACTCATTATTGTCAACAACGTCAGGAGTGTTGTTAGAACTATCACAAATGACTCGGAAGTCGGTCAAACCTCTCTTCGCTTGAACATCGCGGAGGAAGGGTTCAACAGCGTTTGTGAAGGAAGATCTTGTGATCTCATCGTTGAACTCAAAGAGTTGCTCGTTTGCGAGTCCTTCAAGTGCCTTCTCAACTGTGAGGAAGAGGCGACGAACGTTGATTCTATCGAACGCGGAAGCGAAGTTCAGTCCAGTCTTATCACCGTAAAGAACGGTGCCAGTTCCTGGTAATGTGACGATAGAGTTGACTCTTGCTTCATACAGAGAGTCTCTTTGTGCCTTATTGGGGTTGAAAGCAAGTTTAGTGGCGTTGTTAAGAACACCTCTTTGCTGACCAGCAGGTGAATACCAGGGGAACTGATCGATCTCAGTTCTAACCATCAGACCAGCAACGTCTCCGTTGGCAGGAATGTAGCGGAACTTGTTATTGAACCTGTCATACATGTACTTGTATCCGCTGTCAAAGAAGGCGAATGAAGAGGATGCCAGGGGAGAGAAGAACTTAATGATGTTATTTGTTTGATCCGTGGTGGAGGAAACATCAACTACATTGTTTCTATCGGGAGAGATGCAAGCAACACAGTCTTTTCTACCATTTGCGATAGAAATAAGTTTGTTTGCTTTTGCTTGTGACTCAACTTCAGTGGTGCAACCAGGACCCATGAGAAGGAAGTTAATTTCAATCTCATCCTTATTAGCAAATAAGTCGTAACCTGCGGTCAGGTCACCAAGGGTTGCTGCCATTCCTTTGTTGTCGGTTCCACTGTAGTCCTTACCACCCACGAGGGCATAAGTCTTGTTACCGATAGCACCGAATACAGTATCTTGCGCCAGTTGTCCCCAAAGACCTTCAGCAGTTGTATTTGCTGTAAATTCTGTAGAGAAACCTGTAGCAACTGGAGTTGTGCCGTGATAGGAGTCTGCTGCAGCAGATGCGTTACCACCACCGTAGATGTATTGAGAACCTTGAGCAAGGAAGTCCTTGTAGAATGTTCTCTCAGGAGAGGCGACTGCAGAAACAGTGTCAGATGCCTTAGAGAGGAAAGTGTTTCTCTCAAGAACATTACCTTTAACACCTGTCAGAGTGCCTTCGTCATCAACGACAACAACGTGCATTCCATCATTCAAACCTTGTCTATCGCTTACATAAGCAGATGTTGTAGGTTTGGGAGCAATCTCTTTCCAGAAGATGGTTGCGTTGGAGAGAGTCAGTTGCTGACCATCATACCAGTCAGTGACTGTTCCAGCAGCACCAGCGAATACGCCAATACCTTTACCAGTGTTAATACCAGAGTTATTAACAGGGATGATAGTTGCGCCAGATACGAAAGATCTCAGAGGATCGTTCTGAACGTAAGAAATAGCGTTCTCTGTGCTTTGTCCAGAAACTCTGGATACAACTTTGACAGCGATGCTACTAGCACTGTTTGTAGAGTCAGTGGTTACACCAGTGATGATGCCTTTCAGGAAACCATCGATAGTTTTGGTTGTACCAATACCGGGTTCAGTTCCACTCAGTGCCATGGTGACACCAAAACCAACCTTGATGTTAGAAGCACCAGGGTCATCTGTTGTAATACCGATGACTTGATCAGCAAAGTCATCAATGAAAGCAACTTTTAAGTTGTTTGCATATGTACCAGGGTTCTTCGCTGCATACAGGAAGTCGGTTGCATCGTCGTAGTTGGCATTAAAGTCATCGAAGTTCTTGATCTTCAATGTAGTAGATGCCAAACTAACACCAGCGTTAGCATTGTTGAGGTTTGAACCATCAACTCTGACAACCTTGAGTCTTCCACCGTAAGATAGGAAGGATGATGCGGTCATCCAGTATTCATAGTGCCTATCAGTGGAAATGGGACTTCCAAATACATTGATCAGTTCTTCTTCTGTAGTAATATCTACAGCTTCCGATACGGGACCAATACTGAAAGGTGCCGCTATCGCTCCGTTGTTTTGAAGAACATTATCAGCTCTGCCTACTGTAAGATCAACCTCCCTTACAAGTATCCCAGGAGATAATTGAGGAGTCGCCATGTTTTTCTCCGTTGTCTCAGTTTATCTGTAGATATTTAGAATTTGCAGCATTTTCAACGGGGAAACACGACGTGAACTACCAATCTGGGTAGTCCCAGTCCATGAATGGGGTTTGTTTCTTCTTGTTTTCGACTATCCTCTTGATAGTGCATTCTTTGCACTCATAAGAATATGATGATGCAACTGCTCCTCTATCCTTTCTTGTTCTGTAATATCCTTCTATCAGGTTCTTCGTTTCTCCACATACTCTACACTTTCTATCGTTCAGGAGCAGATGCCCAAGTTTGATCTGTCCATCAAGATCCATTACCGATACTCCCACATGTAAGAGCGGTCACCATATTCATCTGCTTGGAACCAACGGTCACCCTCGGAGTCAGTAAAACTCTCAGAACCCAAACCATCGTCTAGGAAACCAAATGGTGCCATATCCTGTTCTATCTGGTTCTTCTGCTCTTCGTAGAGACGCTTTCTAATATCTTGGTCAGTAAGTTCTTTAAAATAGTCTTGTGCAACTAACCAGGCATAAATGACAAGGCACATTGCCAAGTCATCATTACACCCATCTTCTGCCTCGAACGAGTTGTTCTTTGAGATGAATGTTGTTAGTTCTGATATAATATCTAAGTCGTTGAAAAGAAGTTTATTCTCTTCAATCATTGTTTTCAAGTTGAGTGAACCAACTTTTTTGACAGTCTTTGACATCTTGACACCCAGTTGTGTCTTTTTGCCAGAAAAACCTTGACCAACTATCTGTCCTGCTCTACCTCTCATAGAGCACATCAAAACGTTTTGATATTCTAAGTCATAGTGAAGTAATGATGCTACTTGGTCTCCAACATCATTTACTTCACATAAAATGAACGCATTATTGTAACTCTTTGCTATTTCGTATATAACATTAGGAAATAGCATTGGTTTTATGTCATTATTTCTATATTTTGCTACAACCTTATGGGGGAACTCTGTTATGTCTACACATACAAATGCAGAATAATCTTCTCCTACACCTCTAGCAACGTCAACAGTAATAACATAATCATGATCTTTTATCGGATCTTGATATACATCAAGACCAGCATTAGAGGTTTGTGGTGCCTCATATACTAATGACCTCAGTTTGCTGGGAGCAATGAGAGTATCAATAGAACCAAGGAACTCACACTCAAACTCAATCTTGAACTGCTGTTCAGACGTGTTCTTGATAGTTTGCTCTTTCCACTCTTCGTCTCTTCCTGGAACTTCACTCCAGTGAACGTCAGTTGGTACATACTCATTTTTTCCATTCTCCGCATCAGTCCACATACGGTAGAAATGGTTCATACCGTGAGGAGTAGATACAACAATTACTTTGGTGTTTTTACCAGAAGTAATAGTAGGATATACAGATGCAAAGAACGAGTCAGCGATGTGATTTGGGACAAA